GCAATTTTTTAAACCTTTTTTTGGATAGACCCCCCACCCCTTTTTATATAGACACTTGATGCTTCGGGAATTTTATTTTTTAGTATAAATTCTCATATTGTTATACTTAAGGAATAATTATTATTATAATTTAATACTTGCATTAGTACTATAGAGTATTATATATTATTAGTATATTTTAGGTCTATTAGCTTATAGATAATATCCCGTTAAAACAAGGTTTACGTATGTTAGGTAAGTACTTAAAGAAGGATGGAACATTAAATTATCAGAAGATATACAATGATATGTATAGGATTACTGGATTTAACGCTAAAAGGAGTAGAGAAGACTTATATGAAATGGTTATCAGAGAGTATGAGGAGTATAAAAAGATTACTAGAGCTAATTAAAGAGTACGCTTGGTTGAAATTAGGTATTTTTATGTTAAAAATGCACCATTATGTTCACAATAAAGATAAATCATAATGATAAAGGACTGACTGAGTATAGTATATACTCTAAAGAAGAGGCATTAGAAGAAAAACTAGATTTTAAGCATTGGCAGAAAGCCCTTGAGGGTGAATATGCTTTGACAGATGATGGATACGTAGCCAAAGTCATCAAACGTAAAGAATATGAGGATAAAGAGACGAAAAGAATTTCCTTGTATTATAGGATGCCCTTTGGTTATATTATGTGGAATCCCAAATATCCCGATAAACAGTTCAACTGCGGTGGTAGGGAGGCTAATAATACTATGTCAGGAAAGAAATGGCTAGAGGTTATTAGTAAAAGTGATAAGTATAGGGCTTTAGCTACTTGGGCAGCTATCTCTGAGGATAGAGATGTAGCAATAGACCAAGTATTTGGACCTGTGAGCGTTAGTAAGAGACGTAAATTACGTAGACACATGAGGACGGAGACGTTTAGGACTATGAAGAGAGAAGAATCGCAGAAACTTTTAGCAGATAACTTTATGGATGCTACTTATTTCGTTGAATTAATGAAACAAGGCATAAATATAGCAGTAGAAAAGAAAGATGTCAATGGTATTAGGGGCTTTGTTAGTGACGGGATGGAAATACATGGAATGAAGGATAAAGAAGTCGTAAAAACTACTGAAAAACTAGAAGCTGTACAGACTAGAAAGTTAATTGATAATATAAACCAAGAAGAAGAAAGGCTCATAGCTACAAGAACTACTGAAGAGCCTACTGATGACTAAAGATTTTGAAGCCCAGTGGGCTCAAGAAAATGCATTAAAGAAGTTAAAAAATAATATAGGTTTATTTGGTAAAACCATGTTTCCTACGGCACTCAATAAAGATGTGCCACCCTTCCACAATAAAATATATAAATCTTTGTCTGAAGCTGATAAGAAGAGGGTCCTTATAGCCGCTCCTCGTGGAACAGCAAAAAGTACTGTAACTTCTCTCATACTCCCTCTGCATCAGGTTGCTTTTAAGCCTTCAGGCAAAGACTTGTTTATAGTTATTATCTCAGAGTCACAGTCACAGAGTATAAACTTTTTATCTCGTATCAAGTATCATCTAACTAATAGTAATAATTTTAAGGAGATGTTTGGAAACTATGGACCAGAAACTGCAAAGAGATGGACAAATAATGACATCGTACTCGCCAATGGAAGTCGTATCATTGCTGTTGGTACTGGTCAACGTGTTCGTGGGTTTATTGAGGGTGATACTCGCCCTAATCTCATTATCGTAGATGACTATGAATCTGAATTAAATGCTTTTACAGCAGAATCTAGAGCAAAGAATCGTAAGTGGATTACAGAAGCTGTTATACCCTCCCTTTCTGATGACGGGAGAGTTATTATGATTGGTACTGTAATTAGTGAAGATTGCTTTTTATATTGGGCAAAGGAATCTCCAGCGTGGCACGTTCTGTGGTTTAGCATATATGGAGAGGATGGTAAGAGTATTTGGGAAGAACGATTCCCTGAAGAACGTATACAGCAAATAAAAACAGAGTTTGAGAGTGTAGGTAATTTAAATGGTTTTTATCAAGAATATATGAATGAAGCCCAAAGTCCTGATAATGCTCCTTTTAAACCTGAATATATAAAACTGCATCATTATAACTTTAGAAGAACTGAAGAAGGAATTAACACACTCTATAGAACTATAGACGGAGAAGATAAGGTTGTACCAGTAGATATATATTGCGGTATTGACCCAGCATCATCTCTTACAGCAAGGAGTGATTTCTTTGTAATTGCAGTTATTGCTGTAGATAGCGACAATAATAAATATATAGTAGATATTATTAGAGATAAAATAGACCCTGCTTACCAGCCTGAAACTATTATAGATACATATAAAAAATATAAACCTAAAAGAGTTAGGATAGAAACTACAGGTTATCAGGAAGCATTACGTAGTAATGTTAGAAAAATGATGTTAGAACAAAGACTATATATACCCGGACTAGAAAAAGGTATCAAGCCTAGAAATAGAAAGAGTGAGAGGTTGATGAGCCTTGTACCTATGCTTGCTAGGGGGGAATTTCACTTTAGAAAAAAGGATATTATACCACAACAAGAATTTTTATCTTACCCAAGAGGTAAGCATGATGATGTACTAGATGCAATCTATTATGCAGTAGATACTATGAAGCCAGCTCGTAATAAATCTATTGATGGAGTTAATATAAAAAAAAATAATAAATTACTTGACTGGATGACCTTATAGGAGGTAAATTGGTACGATGGCTTATGTAGAGAAAGAAACAGAAATTCCTGATAATATAGTACAATCGACTCAGGACTTATGGAGAACATACAGTAATAAGCGAGAGACGTGGGCAAACCAAGCTCAAGAAGACGCAGAGTTTAGACTTGGTAAGCAATGGACAGCAGAACAACAAAAAATTCTACTTGAGAGGGGTCAAGCTCCACTCGTAGTTAACCGTATTCATCCAGCCGTTGAAGCGGCAAAAGCACTTCTAACTAGTACCCGACCCTCTTTTAGAGTATCACCTAGAGAAGATAGCGACAATAAAACCGCACAAGCTTTCAATGGACTTTTAGAATATATGTGGTACATCTCAGAAGGTACCCAAGCGCTACGTAATGTCATCGATGACTATTATACAATGGGAATGGGTGCTATGTGTGTATACATTGACCCCTTAAAAGACTATGGTCGTGGTGAGGTGTGTATCCACGATGTTGACCCATTAGACATTTATATAGACCCTAATAGTAGGGATAGGTTGGGTGATGATGCTGAAAATATTATTATTTCTAGATTATTTACAAAAGAGCAAGCTATTAATATGTACCCTATGTATAAAGATGCTATTAAGAATGCAACTAGTGATATGCATACTGATAGACCGACTACCTCTAGGGCTGACAATAAAGGCATTATCTTTCCAGAAGACACTGAAACGAAAACAGAAACTACATATGGCAGTGATTCTGAGTATGTTAGAGGATATGAAAGATACTACAAAGTTTGGGTAAAGCGTTATCATATTAAGAATAACCTTGATGGAACGGAAGAGGTCTTATTAGAAGATGATGTAGAGGCATGGTTAGGTCAACCAGCTATTAGAGTTAATGGTCAAGTATTTACTGACCCTGAAAAAGCTAATGGTATTATAGCTCAGTTAACTCAACAGCACGACCAGTTAGTTGTTCAGGCTGAGGCTCAGGGTATTGATGCACCTCCTCTACCTGAAATAGAACAATTAACTTATCAAGATTTAGTAGATGAAGGATTGATAGAGATAGTATCTGTCCCAGTGCAACGCATTAAAATGTGCGTTGTAATTGGAGATACTTATCTATATTCAAGGATTCTACCTATAGAACATTATCCTATTGTGTTGTTTCAAAATATACATAATAGGACTCCTTATCCAATTAGCGATGTCAGAATGGTTAAGGATATGCAAGAGTATATAAATAAAACAAGGTCTTTGATAGTAGCTCACGCTACTACTAGTACTAATACAAAGATTTTAATTCCGAGTGGCTCTGTTGATATGCAGGATTTTGAACAGCGTTGGGCTCAACCGGGAGTTGCAATAGAGGTTGATATGGACCAAGGCGTACCACAGCCTATCCAACCAACACCACTTCCTAGTACATTATATCAAAATGAGCAAGTTGCTAAAACTGATATAGACCATCAATTAGGTTTATACGAGTTAATGCAGGGTAATGCACAAGCCGCACCTCAAACCTATAAAGCTACTATTAGTCTTGACGAATTTGGGCAAAGAAAAATAAAGTCTAAATTACAGGATATAGAGACTAGTTTAGCTAGAGTTGCAAAAGTAGCAATACCTTTAATGCAACAGTTATTTCACTCGGAAAAAATAGTTAGAATTGTACAGCCTAATAACAGTATTAACGAATATGTTATTAATAAAAAGTTGTATGATGATAAGAGTGGAGAAATAAGCGTTTTGAACGATATATCAAGAGGCGCTTTTGATGTAGTTGTGGTAACAGGCTCTACTCTACCTACAAATAGATATGCTCAACTTGAGATGTATATGGATGCTTATAAGAACGGAGTTATTGATAATGTTGAAGTTCTTAAGAAGACTGAAGTATTTGATATGCAAGGCGTAATGGAACGTAAAGACCTTACAACTCAATTACAAACTCAATTACAACAAGCTCAAGAACAAATTAAAAAATTAGAAGGCGATATGCAAACCCGTGAAAGAGAAGTTTATCACGCAAAGCAAAGAGCTGAAATAGAAAAATTCAAGGCAGACCTCGATAAAACTTCAACCCAGACAAAGATGTCAGGCAAGTTGTTCGAGAAGAGGCTTGATGACGTAATGGGAAATGTAAAATCTGATATTAGAGAAGCTAATAAGCAGAATAAATAATAAGTCTCACCCCTTATTCCCGAAGGACAGACTAAATAAAAGGAACTCAAATGACTGAAAACGAAATGGTTACTCCGGAAGAGAATGTAGCTCCAGCAGGAAGCCCTGTTGAGAATTTACTTTCCAATCTAGACACCAATACGCAAGAGACATTAGAAGAGTTATCGCCAGAGAGTATTCTTGATGAAGGCTCTCCATTCGATGGATTTAATAGAGTAAATAAAGCTGAAGAGTCTGCTGAAGCAGAACCTCAACAAGCTGAAGCTCCAAAGTCCAACGAGGAAGTACGTTATCAGTACTGGCAATCAGAGGCTGATAAAGCTAAGAACGAAGTTAGTGAGTTAAAGACTAGGTTAGAATCGATTGAACAAACTCAACAACAAGTACAAGCACAGCCTCAACAAGTAGAGGAATCCGAAGAACACTTTCCTTCCCCTCCAGATAAACCTGCTCCTCCAAGAGGTTTTTCTAGAGAAGAGGCTTATAGTGACCCCGGTTCTGAATCTGCTCGTTATCTAGAAGATGTAGATGAATGGCGCGACGACATGGACGAATATAATAGACTCTATACAGAGTATAATATGGCAGTCCTTGCTGAAGAAAAAGAAGCCTTAGAAGAGCAAAGAAGAGCTATAGCAGAAAGAGATGCACAGGCGCAAGAATACCAGAAGAATATGGCGAATATTGCTAACCATTTAACTCAGAACTACAATGCTACTCAAGAAGAGGTAGCGCAGTTCGTAGAAGTTATGGACAAGCCGGAAAGCCTAACTGTGGATAACTTGTTCCAGTTATTTCGTATGCAAACGGGTGGTGGTGTATCCCCTCAGGTTAGTCAACCTATTGTGAATGCAGAAGCTACAACAAATAAAGCGGAAAGCTTTAATCAGCTAAAGCGTGCACAGCAAGTTCCTAGCCCAATGGGTGTACTACCTAGTAGTAATGCTAACACTCAAAGTACTCCTGAAGAAAGTATAATGGATTCAATGGTAAATTCATATAACAAAAGAAATCCTTGGTAGGATTTCTAAATTAGGAGAGAGTAATGTCAATTAACTCTAATAGTACAGGTGGTGCTTTACCAGCAGGTCAGGTAAGCATTAATGACTCTCGCCGGATTTATAATTTTGGCGAAAGAGTAGCGGAATTAGCTCCGCAAACATCACCATTTTTTGTTTACCTATCTAAGATTGCGAAAGAAGCTACTGACGACCCAGTGTTTAAGTTCCTTGAACAGCGTCATCAGTTTCAGCGTCGTAATTTTATATTAAAAGGTGACCAATCAGCGGTGACTGGTGACATCACTAACGCACAACTTGTTTGTGGTTATGATAAATATGGTTCAGAGATTGATGAAACAGCAACAGGCAAAACAGCAGCTCCTCAATTCCTTATTAACGGACAAGTTGTAAGGATTCAAGGAAAAGCTTTTAAAGTCTCTGGTGTAAATACTGGTTCAGGTGTCGCTAGTACATTTGCTACAGGTGATACTGCTGGTTCTGCAGCTTCATATACTGAAGTTGACTTAACAGCTCTTGAAACAATAGCTGCTGGTGACTTAAAAGATGATTCAAATGCAGCTAATCGTAACTTAGGACAAGTTATTGGTAGTGCATGGGCTGAAGGTTCAACAGACCCAGATGGTTGGAAAGATGAATTAAGTACTCGTGAAGGGTATTGTCAGATTTTCAAAACTGGTATTGAGCTTTTCTCAGGTTCTGCTTTAGCTACACGCTACAGAGGAAGACCTGATGAGTATAAAAGAGTCTGGGCTGATAAGCTAATGGAGCACAAAATGGACATTGAGCACGCTATGTTGTTTGGTGTTGGTGCTTCTGACGAGTCTGGTGCAGGACCTGTAAGATATACTCATGGGATTGTTCCTTACACTGAAGCTAATGGTAATGTCTATGACTTCACATATGCAAGTAGTAATTATGATGAATTTATAGACGCAATGCAAGACTTTTTCGCTCCAGAATCTGGAAATAGCGGGGATAAGCTTGTTTTAGCTTCACGTAAAATCATGGCTTGGCTAAGTAAGCTTGGTTCAGATGGATTCTTGAACAACACTGTTACTTCTAACTCTTATAAGTTAGATGTGCAGAATATTCAAGGTGCATTTGGGCATCAGGTAACGAAGGTTAATACATTGTTTGGTAATCTTCACTTTGTACCAGAGCCTTTATTTAGAAATCAAGATGATAATTTAGCAATTGCTGTTGATTTAGCAAATGTTAAGTATCGTCCGTTAGTAGGTAATGGTGTATCAAGAGATACGCATATTATCTCTAATGTTCAAAATAACAACGTTGACGGAAGGAAAGATATTGTCATGACCGAAGCTGGTCTTGAGATTAGCTTACCTGAAACTCACGCTGTTATGAAGTGGTCTTAATCTAACTCGACAAGGACGGGGGGTAGTTTATTCTGCCCCCCATACTATATATGGCATCATTTTCAAGTAGGATAGAGCAGTACACAGGAAGCAATACAAATTTAGACGTAACTAATGCTTTAAAACAAGCAGTTGATAATACATTAGGTGTTGTTAAGAGTAGAGCGCCTCAACTTCTTTCTTTATTTGCTAGAAAGATGTCTATTATAGGTGATGTAAAATATAATTTATCAAGTAAAAATGTTTTTGATGTTAGTAAAGTTGAAAGAGAAGACGGTACTAATACATATGTTTGCCAGCCAGTACCTTCTGAACAATTACATAGTGTTGGAGATGCTTCGAGTATTTATTACGCTCAAGCTTATTCCCCAGTTTATACAATAGATTTTGAATCAAATTTAACTATAAAGCCATTTGCTACGGCTACAGATAAAGCTTATATGTATTTAGTTTATAATAGCGATTCTAAAACAATTAATGATTCAGGAGGCACTATAACAGATGTTTCCGAAACTATTGCCCAAGATGGAGCTAGTGTTTCTGACCCTTATACAGCCTCAGTACACTTCCCAGATGTATGGCAACAATATGTTGTTTTGTCTGCAAGTTCTATATTAGTTCAAGAAAAAATTAGCTTACTACTAAGTGATGCTAGTTTAGATTCTATTACAAGTATAGAAGAGTGGTTAGCTGATGAAGATGAAGGTATGGTTTCTTCAACTGGTCAAGCAGTGAATTTATTTCAAGGAAAACTAAGTATTATTGATAAATATAAACAAGAATTTTTAATGAGTCAAGGTATAGGCGGGACATCTGACGACCCAAGACAAGGTCAAAAATCATGAAACTAAAAGAAATGATAGAAAGAGTTCAACAACATCATCCTAATATGAATGTTACAGAGATAGTAAGAAGTTTGAATGATGCTATGAATGATATGGGCTTTAAAACAGAAATGGTAGAATCAGCAGACCAATTTAATACAGAAATAAATAAAAGAGTTTACAAGTTACAAAAACATATTATGAGAGTTAAGAGTGTAGACTATGATGGTAAAAATATAAAAAAACTTTTATCTAGACCTTTAGAAAGGGACTTGACATGAGTGTTCGTAATTTTAGTATAAGTCAATATGTTTGGTGGGTTGAAAGAGATAGTGTTTTAATAGCTTATTATAACGCTGATACAGCAAAGTATTTAAGTCCAACAGAAGTTAAGCCTATAACTTTATTCTATATACAAAGACCTGATAAATTTTTATTAGCAGGTGAAGGACCTGAAAGGTCTGGCTTTACTTCTTATTCATCTAATAATGATACTGGTAGTTATTTAACTGGTGGTCAATTAGATAGTAATATAAAACTAATTTCTGATAGTTTTTTTGAACAAGAATCAGAAATACCTGAACAATTTCATGAAGCTTTAGTAGCAAGAGTTATTGGTAATGGGTATGAAAGAAATGTAGAAACTATTAAATTAGCAGGTTATTTTTTAAGTAAATATGAAGCTGGTGTTAGAGAAGCTAAAAAGTATTCTAGAAGAGGTAGGGACGGTTCTCAAATTAGTATTAAATCAGTAGATTTCTAATGGCATTTATAAGAGATGAAAAAGAAGCTGTAGAAACTGTTAAGTTAAAAACTTCTCCTACGGTTTCTTTAAAAGTAGCTAACCCCTCTATAACCAAAATAGGAGATACTTGGGAAACTATAAATGTTTTATGGGCTAATGTTGGAACTGAATGGACTAATATCGCAAGTTCCTATAATACTATTTTAAGTTCCCCAGTAACAAGTACTAGAGTAGTTAATCCGATAACAACAAGTGTGAGAGTATAATGGCAGATTTATCTTCAACAAGAGTATCAGATACTTTTCCAGATTTATTACATTTGTATAATGGAACTGTTGGACAAGGTCTTACATCTACTTTAAAATTGGTTTATGACGGAGATGGTACAGCAACTAGTCTTAGTTTAGCTAGTGGTAAATCTCAGTTTACAGGATTGCTTTATTTAAACGGGAGTACAATACTTCAAAATAAAAGTAGTAGTGCTTTAGCTAGTACTCCTCAATTAGGCGAAATAGCATTTATTAATAACGAATTATATATAGGAAAATAAAATGGCAAGTTGGAAGAAAATTTTAACAGCTAGTGATATAGGGACTGATACTTCTTTAGGTAATTCTAATACAGTAATTCCTTCTCAGTTAGCGGTAAAGACATATGTAGATGCTCAAGTAGATACTGCAGATACAATAGCAGAACTAGCAGATACTACAATTACTTCTTTAGGAAGCGCTGAAGTTCTACAATATAGCGGTTCTAGTTGGATAAATAGAACTTTAGCAGAAGCTGGAATACAAGCAACATTAAGCAATAATGATGTAAGAGATAAAGTAGAAGCGGCTACAGATTCAAATACTTTTACAGATTCCGACCATAGTAAATTAAATGCTATAGAGGCGGGAGCTACAGCAGACCAAAGTAATCAAGAGATTGTAGATGCTCTTGACAATATAGCTACTTATGCTTTAGGTTCTACTATTGGTGGTACAATTACTGTTAATAATGATTTAATTGTATCAGGGGATTTGACAGTAAGTGGAGATACTACAACTATAAATACACAAAGTATACTTCTTGAAGATAATTTAATAGTATTAAATAGTAATCAAACAGGAACTCCTTCAGCAGATGCAGGTATAGAAGTAGAAAGAGGTGACAGGACAAATGTAAAATTTTACTATGATGAAGCAAATAAAAGATGGGAAGCTCAAGCTGATTTAAATGGAGCTGCTTCTGGAAGTTCTTCAGTTCAAACTTTTGGAGTGCCTATGGTTTCTACAGGTACAGCGACTTCTTCAAGCGGTCCTCTAGCTCAGACTGGAAACATTCATGTAAATACAGATACTGATACTTTATATGTGTATATCTAATGAGTAAGCTTGTTGATAATATTAAAAGTAGCAAGGTTTCTTTAAATGTAAAAGAAACAGATTTTTTATTAAAGTTATTGTTAAAAAGTACATTTCAAGGTGCTGAAATAGAAGTTGCTTACGAAACAATAAAAAAACTTACAGAGATGCATAGGGTAAAACTTGAAAGTTGAGTTGAAATCTGATGATTTAAAAATAATACTTCTTTCTCTAAATGCTATGACCATTAAAGGCTCTGATTCAGGAACTGTATCAAGCTTGATAAATCGGGTAGGTAAATCTTATGAGAAAGCAATAGAATTGGAATCTAAAAATGGCTAGTTGGAAAAAAATTGTAGTATCTGATGATTTAGGTAATTATACATTTACTGGCGATGTAACTACAAATGAAAGATTAATATTTGGAGGAACAAACGATTCAATAGTAGCATCATCAATCACTCCTCATTCTAATGGATTTATATATATAACTGGTGGAAGTGGTGGGTTAGTTATCGGAGATGATTCTACAAACTCTAGGATACAAATTTCTAATGATGCAGAAATAAGGCACGAAATAGCTGGTTCTGAAAAGATGAGGCTTACATCAACTGGCTTAGGTATAGGTACAGTTAGTCCTGCATTTGATTTAGAAATAGCAGACAATGGTACTAATAGTCAAGCAACAATGGCGGTAACTGGATATAACGACCAAACTGGATACAGACCTGAAATACAATTAAGAAAATCAAATAGCGATACATCAGGTATTGTTAGTGCGACTCCAACTGGAACACAGTTAGGGATGATACGATTTAGAGGTGTTGATAGTGGAAATGGATTTGATGATGGGGCTAGTATTACTGCAACTCAAAATGGTGGTGCAAATACTAAAGTACCAACCGATTTAAAGTTTGAAACTTCTGCTGATACTTCTACAAATAGCAATCAATTAGTTCTTCATCACGATGGTGGCGTAGGCATAGGAACTGCTTCTCCCAATGAAGGAAAATTAGTTGTTCAAGATAGTACAAAGGCAGAATTAGTCATTAAAACTTCTGCAATTGCTACTGATACAGAATCAGCATTAATGTTTAAAATCTCTACAGATACCAT